CACGAGCCAGATGCGCGTGCCCACGATCGCCGTCACCGCCGGCACCGTGAGCAACCGGGCCACGACCGCTTCCTCGGGACTCACGGCGCCGGCTCCTTGAGGGCACGCTGGATCGCCGTCCACAGCTCGCGCTCGAGGATGCGCAGCGCCGGGCCCTGGCCGTGATCGAAGGCCGGCCGCGCGAACGGCCGCGCCGCGAGCTTCACCGTGCCGAACTCGAAGAAATAGCCGTAGAAGAATTCCTGCAGCGGCCCGATCTCCACACCCGCCGTGTCATCGGTGACCGCCTCGAGCTCGCCCGGACCCAGGAGCTTCGTCCGCATGGAGTCCGCCAGGTGTGGCGCCTGCGGCCCGCGCGGCGCCAGCACCGCCATGCTCGACCGAATCGGCTCAGCCGCGATCGGCAGCACGCGCCGCAGCGTCGCGAGCTGGACGGCCTCCGGGAGATCGCGCGTCAGGCTGCGAAGCAATGGCTGGAGCCCGGTGAGCGTGACCGAGAGTTCCATCAGGACTCCGGGGCGCTCGGCGCGATGGCCGCGTAGGTGATGCCCTCGTACCGCCCGATGATCGCGGCATGCGTGATGTCGTAGGTCTTTCCGAGATAGCGCAGGCGATGCGTCGCCGGGACGTCGACCAGCTCCGGATCCAATTGCGGCCCGTAGGGCGCGATGAAGCGCACGTCATACCGCGCGCTCATCTGGTCGGCCTGGAAAGCCTCGGCGCCCATCAAATCCACCTTGCGCATCCACAGCGTGATGAGCGGCGCCCACGTCTCGACGGGAAAGCCGCCGCCGCCCCCCAGCGTCTTGACTTCGACCGTCACGAGGGCCTCGCGAGTGCCGGCGGGTTGGACGTGGATCGGTTGCGCCATTGTCCCTACGCCAGACTCGGATCCCGAAACTGCGAGAGCAGCTCGGCGACGCGTGGCGTGAGCGGGCCGTTCTCGCCCTTCGTCTCGTCGTCGCCGCGGAAGCGCCAGAGGTTCGACAGGATCAGCAGCGTCGCCGCCTGGGCCACTGCAAACAGAAAGTTCGTCGCCGGATCGGTCTCGTCGGTCCAGCCGGGATCGGGCGTCTTGATGTGCGTGAGCACGAGGGCTTCGGCCTGCGCGAGCTTCAGCCGGACGTCCGCCTCGACCTCGGGATTCATTTTGAGGTCATAGAGCTTCAAGTGCATCGCCGCCGTGTCGTAGCTGACGAACATCAGCTGGCGTCCTTCCCGTCCCGTCCGTCCCGTCCGTGAGACGCAAAGAGTCGCCACTTGTCGGCATGCGTGCCTGGTCTCGTCGCCGTGATCTCCCGCGCGTACCACACCGAGCGTTGATACTGCACGAGATCGTGTGCGCCGTAGGTGCGACCTTCGGTGAAGGCGTCCTTGAAAATGGGTACGGGCAGCGTGAAACTGCGTTCCACCTTCCGCTCGCCGTTCGACCAGGTCAGCGTAAAGGTCCGCTCGCCGTCATAGGCCACGTCGAAGTCCGTGACGCCCAAGCCGTCACGGCCATCGGCCCCGGGCGGCCCCGGCACGGGGGCCCGCGTCTCGAGCACGGCGAGCCGCTCGTACACCGGGCCGAACTGCCCGGCGATGCGCTCGCGGACGTCGCCGACGGCACTCGACACGACATCGCGCACGACGCCGGCCAGCGACGTCGAGAAGGCCATCGCTTCCGCTTCGGTCATCGCGCCAGCTCCTGACGCAGGCTGCGTTCGAAGACGGCCACGAGCAGCGGCACGGCGAGATCCTTTTCCTCGTCGTCGTCCTCCGGTTCGTCGTCCTCGTCGTCCATCTCGGGCGCGATCGGCGGCGTCGCCGCCGTGGGTTTGGCGAAGGGTTTGTCGGCATCACGCTCGGCCAGGGCCTCGAGCGAGTAGTACTGCTGTTGCACCATGGGCGACTCGCCTCCCGTCACGGGCCCGAGGCCAAAGTAGCGGCGGCGCGCTTCGTTGGGACTGATGCAGCCGCTGCCCACGCCATCGGCCGCGGCCTTCGTCGTCGTCGCCGTGTCCATCAGCAGCAGATCGTCGCGATTGAATTCGGTCCCGTAGCGATTGGCGAAGCCGGGGCCGAGACCGAGACCTTCGTCCAGACAGAGCTCGAGGTTTTCGATGATCGATTGCAGGCACTCTGAGTAGTACTGCTGGTTAAGTGCCTGGATGTTGTTGTAGGCGGGCGCGGGGGCAATGCCGATCTTGTACGGCGGCACGTGGAAACAACTGCAGACCGTGTCACCCGTCCAGCGCAATTGCTCGATGAGCTGCGCATCGACGGCAGTGACGGCCATGGCCTCATACTTCAGGCCGTCGCCGAGTACCGCGACCTTGCCCACATTGCTCCCGCTGAAGTTCGTATCCCAGTAGGCCTTGAGGCGATCGGCCGTCTCCTGGCTGATGAAGCCTGGGGCCGTTAAGACGCCGCCCGGATGCGATCCCTGGCTGAAAAATTGGGCCGAGTTCTCCTGAATCTTCAGGCCCTGCAGCGCGGCCAATGCACAGGCAAACAGCGGCGAGACCCCGACTAACGGGTGAAAGAGGCACACCATCGTGTCGTGGATCATGTCGCGGGCCGGCACAGCGATCCGGTCCTCGCGCAGGTTCGACAGATCGTCGCGCTGCAGTTGATAGTAGACGGCGCCATCGGCCGCGACGAGCGGCATGACCCGCATCGGGTCAAGGACATAGAGCGCGACGACGACGCCACGCTCATCGCGCTGCTTCAGCACGTAGGTATTCCCGTGCACCAGTTTCGAGGTCACCCACTGCTCGATGAACTTGATTCGCGTCTGATAGCGGTTCGGCTTCCGCAGCACGGGCGAGAACGCCGACGAACTCGTTTCGGTCCAGATGCCATCGGCATCCTGCTGCACCAGGCGCAAGCCGAGTTTGCCGATGTCCGTGCTGATGAGGGTGATGCAACTGTAGACGGCGCTGTAGGCGAGGACCGAGTCGGCCGACAGCGTGATGTTCTGTTGCCAGGCACCAGGGAACGACTCGCGGACCATCGGCCACGTCGGATACCAGCCGCCACTCCGACTGCCGCGCAGCGGCTGCAGCGGCGGGAGCGCCTTGGTCCGCATGATCGTCCAGCCGAACAGCTGCATTACCGTCCTGCGGGTCGTTTCAGCGTCGGGGTCCGATGCTCGGGCGCCGGTGGATCGACGGTCGGCCTGTCAGGCACACGTGAGGACACGGGGGCGGGCGCGACGATGGGGACATCATCGGCCCGCTTCGCGAATTGGATCGCCTCGAGCGTCTCGACGTACAGCGGATCCGCGTCGTACGTGTCTCCCGGCGCATACCCGCGGCCATCGTAGGTGTGATGCGTCAGGGCGATCATTTTCATGGCATCACCCCGCATAGGTCGCCACGGTGTACTGCACGCAGCCCGCGCGGGCCTTCTTCCAGTTGATGTACCGCTCGGCACGCAACCCGACGAGGTTGTTCTGCCAGAACGATGTCAGGATCGTGGTGGCGATGGTGGGATTGTCCGGCGCCGAGTCCATCTGCACCGAGGCTTCCGTCGAGACATCAATACTGACGCCGCCATCGTCCGCATAGAGGATCGCGTCCGGCACCAGGGCGATCACGTTGGTGCCGGCGGTCTGCGATGTCACCACCGTGAGGCCCAGAACCGTGCCCCCGCTCACGCCCATCGTGGGAAACATCAGTTGTCCGAGCGGATTGAGCGCCGAGCTCAGCGCGAGCGCGTTGGCTTCCGACATGATCAGCACGACTTGCGAGACCGGGAGGCCAGCCGCGACGATCGCATTGAGCAGCGCGATCACGTCCGTCCGCGCATTGGCCGGCGTGGTGCCGGCCGTGGTGATCGGCGTCACGCCATTGGTAATGGAGCCCGGCGAGACGTTCGCCACGGCCGCCTTCGTCGGATCGACGAACTCGTTATCGAGAAACGCCGCCATCCCTGTGATCATGTCGCGTCGGATCACGTCCTCCGCGTTCGGCGACGAGAAGCGCGCCAGCTCCTGGGTGATCGCGATAATGCCCGCGGCCTTCGAGAACGTCAGCGTGATGGTCCCGAACTGCAGCTTGCCCACCGGCTTCGGCGCCCCCTGGCCGACCCACTGGTACGTGCCGCCGCCCGTCTGCGACGGGACCGAGATATTGAACGGCACCTTCCGCAGGCCTGGCACCTTGCCCAAGATCGTCGCCGGTCGCAAGAGGTCGAGAAACTCTGCGGCCATCGGCTGGAGTTGCGCCAAGGGACCGGCCCACGTGGCATCGGTCGTCGTCCCTGGCGCAACGGCGGCTTTCAGCACCAGCTCGACTTCCGGCGTGGAATCCTTCCACTGCTTGGCAAACTCGAGCGCCCGCATCGAATCACCGCGGCCATAGGCCACGGCCTGGCAGTAGCGAAGAAACGCGGTGCCCTTCGGCAGGAGCGATTTCACCTGCACGACCGGTATGCCGCCGCGCAGCTCGGCGGCCTTCGTGATCGTCGTCGCCACGATCGGCGTCGCGGTCGCGGCCTGCGTCAGCTCGAGGGCCTTCAACCGCTCGACATGCTTATCGAGATTGGCGACATCGACGGCGAGGGCATCGTACTCCTCGGTCTGCTTGCCATCGAGCGTCACGGCCTCTTTCGCCGCGGCGTCCATGAGCTCCGTCATGCGCGTGGCTTTTGTGTTGCGGGTGGTGGTAAACGCCGTGATTTGTTCCGCGGTCGTCATGGGACGGCCTTTCGCGAACAGGCCCGAGATGCCGGGCGGGTACAGGCCGGACGCGGCCAGGTCAAGCGACTTGATCGTGTGAATCGTCGCGGAGGCATTCGCCGGAATCGTCACCAGCGACAGTTCGAGCACTTCCGTTTTCAGGAAGCGGAAGCCGCCTGTCACTTGGTCGAAACTCTCTTCGAGCGCGCGAAAGCCAATCGACACGCCGGCCACGAGGCCTGACGTGACCGACTGCCAGGCCTCTTCGACGCGATCGCGCAGCGCGCCGGCTTCAGCAATCGTCGGCAGCTCCGCTTCGAAGTCGAGGCCGTCCTTCGTCGGTTTCGAAAAGCGCACCATCCCAACCGGCTTTTGCGGGTTGTGATAGAGCAGCAGCGGGACGGGATTCTTGAACTGAATCCCAAGCGGATCGATCACGTCGCCCATGCGATCCGGGTCGGGCGTGGAGGCCACCCCGCGAATCACGCGGGCCGGTGCCTCAGCGGCTTTGATGTGAAGGAGGCTATACGCCCGATGCTGCGTCGCCATCGCTGGCGCCACAGCGTACGGGCGGGGTCTTATTTTGTACGACTAAAGAGGCGCCGGTCCTGATAATCCGATACGTATTCGTTCAGGGCTTCGCGCAGCACACCGGATACATTCGTCCGGTTATCCTGGGCCACGCGTCGGAGTTCCAAGCGTTGCGCGGGTGTGACACGCAACTGAATACGTGCCGAGACCGGTTCGCTTTCGAGCGTCGGACGGCCGCGGCGCATCATGGTGCTCCGAATACTAGTATCTGATACGCCGGCGCTGATTTCGTGCCGGACTGTGCAAGCTTTGTCTTGCACCGGACGATGGGATGATAGTTGGAGCCGTGCCGAGTTGGACCCTCGCCACGGCTCCTGACCGCGTCAACCGTCTATGCCCGGTGGACGAGGCTACTGTCAAGTGTAGCCCCCCCGACCGGGCCTTTTTGAAAGCAGAAGGCCCATCTCATGAACTTTACGCATGCGCTGACCAGCGCACTCCCGGTCCTGCTCCTTTTCCTGAGCGCTCTTCCCGCCCAAGCCAAAGCCCCGAAGGTCAAGGTGGAGGACATGCTGCACATGCGCGTGTATATCACCGCCGCGCCACCGGCTACCTCACCTGAAGGCTTCATCGACGGTGACGACAAGTGGGTCCGTGATTCGCACCATCGGGACGGTCTCGGCGAGCAGCACATTCCGGTAGACCGTGGACCAGTGGCTGGCGGAATACCACCGGATGAAAACGGAGGCGGCGTTGTGACCACCATTCAACTGGTGCTCGATGCGCTCCGGCGCGGTGAAGTGACGCTGGCGGAGGCACGCGCGGCGGTCC